ATTGTGCCAGCAGGTTCTGTTTGTGTAAATATCTGCTGCAATAATACATTTTGCATTTCATCTGGTAAAGTTTTTAAAAGTTCATACATTTCTTTAGCTGCTTCAGGCATATTTTCTTTAGTTAATGGTGCTGCCGTAGGTGCTGCTCCTGCTGCTGGTGCTCGTTCCAATGCTTGTCCTGCCGTTATACCTTTTGCTGCATCTTCTTTCATACCAGTAGTAAATCTTAACTTCTCCATTCCTTGTTCATGTTGTAACTTCATCATCTTTTCTTGAAATTTACGTTCAGCCGCTGCTGCTTCTTCTCTTTCCCATCGTGCTGCAACTCCTTCACCACTTATTCCTTTTGGTTGTGGTGTTAATGCTTCTGAAACAGCAGAACGTGGTTGTGTTATTTGTTTTTGTCTTTGTTGCAATGGTAAGTATTGTAATGGCATATTTTTCACCTCCTTAATAGCTTGCTGCTATTCTTCGACTACCCCAAGTTCCTTTTTTTTCTTCTTCTGGTATTTGATAAGCAGCCATCATTGGAATATTCAGGTAGCTTAATGCAGACTCTAATATTTGAGAAACCGCAGGAAACTTTCTAACATAATCTTTATATGCTAATTTTAAAGTTTCCATATATGCTGTATTATACTGACCCGCTGCCAATAATGACCTTACCTTTGCCTGCTCTGCCAATCCAGCTTTTACGCCTGCTAAACTTTGACCTAACCTGCCTGCCTCCTTTGCTATTCTTTCGCCAACTTCTGTTCCAGTTATTGCACCAGTGGCTACATAACTTTCCCTGATTGATGGCATAATATCCTCTCTCCATTCAGTCATTGCTGGCTTATAAACAGCTTCCTGATAATATTGCTCTGGAAAAGCTCCACGCATAGCTTCTGCATATACTCCTTTTGCTTGTCCTGCAAGCGGTCCCCCAAACATAGGTGGAACAGCACCAGGCTTTCCTGCCCATTCCTCAAATGTTGGTTTTTCACCTATACCAGCTATTGCTTCTGCTAAATATTCAGACATAGGAGTGCCAACTGCTGCCTGCTCCTCTGTTAGTGAAGGCATTGTTCCTATAATTTCTTTCCACGGTTCTTTTTTCTTTCCAGTTGTCCATTGTGCCATTTTTATCACTCTCCCTATAATAACCTTGCTCTTAATACTTTTAAATTACGCATTATACTTCCAAAATTAGAAGCTACTTCCTGATTAAGACTATTAATTTTTCTTTTTAATCTATGCACATCAGGGTCATCTTCTGTTACGGTTTTAATATTGCTATTTATTTCCTTAAAATAAGCATCATCGCTTTCAGTTTCATATTCAGACAACCCGTCTTGTATCAGCTTAAAATTTCTATTGACTGCTATATTATTATCTATGGTATTTCTTATAAATCCATTTATCATATCCCTAAAATCAGTAGGATTAAGCGGGTCAAGATATAATTCCTTCAATCTCTGCGGTGGTATTAAGTCAGTGAAGTCATTAAATTCTTCCTTGTCCATATAATCTGTCATCATATTAAAAAACTCTCGAAGCACATTCATATTATGCCTTAATACCAATGCAAATTCTATGCTATTTTTACTATATATAATACACTTTTTTCTTAAATCATCTAAATCTTTTTTAGTATAAGGTCTTCTATAATAAAAATCTCCCACAAAAGACATTGGTGGATAGTCTGGAAATTCCCACGGTGGTAAGTCAGGAAATATGAACGGTGGTATTTCTATCTCTGGTTCTTCCCACTCAAATGGTGGAATTTCTTCTTCAATTATATCTATTGGTTCAATCGGTATGATTGGCACAACTGGATTGCCTTCACTTATATCATCTGTTGGTTGCTGTTCTTCACCAGCATCACACAGTGTATCAAATGCTACCCAATCACCAGTATAAGTTGTATCATCAATTACCATATATGCCCTATAAGTATAACTCTCACACTTAAATAGCGTATCATAATACATCGGATAAGGTTGCTTAGCCAAGTCACCTGTATATGCACCAGCTTCAAATCCATTTTCTTCCGTTATAGTTTTTATCATTGTGGCTTCCCAATTACCTGTAGATACATTAAAATCAACAGGTTCTTCTGGTTCAAATCCTGCCACATGATGAAATACATAATCACCAAGCATTGCTGCAAGTTCAAATTTAACTTCAAACCCTCTTTCAGTTATATCTTCACCAGCTACAATAGTTCCATTGCCCAAAGCATAATCATAAGTTATGTTGGTTGCTGCTTGTGTTGTTATTGAAGCGAATACGATTGCTTCCCATTCACCGTATCCAGTTCCAGCTCCATTTGTCCCATATGCTCTGTAATATATAGTTCCACTTAACCCTGTTTTTTCATATTCAAAAACAAGACCAGTTGTTCTGTTAGTGCCTACTTCTATTGCAGTTATATCACCTTCTTCACCTTGTTTCCATTCAAACCCATAACTATCTAACCAATAACCAGAGTCGGTTATCTCTCCATTAAATACTGCACTTGACGCACCCTGTTCTGTTTCTTCGTCAGTCTGTGCGGTGGGTATAGATAGCGTAACACGAATAGTAAGTTTAGCACGAGTGTCTGAAGATATTAAAAGATGTTGGTATCCATCATCATATTGAGATAGAGGTGCTGTAGAGTCAATATCATCTTGAGTCACTAAACACAACTTGGCTATGTAGTCTTCAGTTATGTCTATAAAATTCCTGCCATCTGCATTAAGGACAATTTCTTTCCAACCAATTCCTGTAGGATTAACTAACTGTCCACCATTCCCAGAATAATGAGTTATATCATAGTCTGCCACCACGGGGGGAGCATGAGGATATGTTGGCTGCCCGTTTGTAACTACAACAGTAAAGTTTATTTCCCCTGATTCGGCTAACTTATAAACTTCTAACTTTGCATATTCTATAGGGGCACTTGCCATAATGCTTCGACTATTTCTAAAGAAAAAGACACCTCTACGCACATAATATTTGTATACATCATCAGATGCCCTATAAGTATTTTTTTGCCCTACAATAATCCAAGGATTTATGGAAGGATTAATGGTAACATAATCTCCTACGGCTTGGTTTCTTTTAGCTAAATACGCATCATTATCTGGATATCCCGCTTTAGGAAGTTCATCACTGATGGCACTGATATATGCGTTATATGTTTTGTAAGAATTTTCTGTCCATTGTTTATACGCCACTTACTTTCTCCCTACATCTTTATGTTCAACTCCTACAAATCTCACTGCATAAGTTTCATCTGATGCACTATTGGCAAACTTAAATCTTATATTTCTTGCAGCTTCAGCATAATTAAAAGCGTGTAAGTTATATATGGTGGTTGATAAAGCTGGAGTTGGTGAAATTGTAACTGTTGTTGGATAAGTAGCTCCCTCATCAGTTGAATAAGACATATCCAAATCATCACCTTTAGCATCTACATATATGTTGCGGTAATCTTTACGCTTTATTTTATATTCTTCTTTATCTATAGTTATATCTGGTGTAGTGAACCAACTGTTTATTGCAGTAGAGCCATCATTAAGAGAACTATAATCATAATTATGCACAGTGCCTTCAGCAGATAATGCTATCATAGTTTTTTCTACACCACTGGTATTTAAGTTGCCACCACCAGAGCAAGAGGCAACTGTATTTATTGCCCAAGTTTTATCAGTCCAGTTATAGGTTAAAAATCTATTAGGATAATCAGGAGTTTCATCAACATCTTCTATTATCATGGGAATAAAAAAATGTGCTTCTGTTCGTTCATAATTAGGCACAGCAAAACATTTAGACTTATTAGTCTTATACATATTATCTTTTATATATTTCTTTACAGGATTGCCTATGGGTATAGGTTCCCAACCGCCATTCCATTCGTATATATTATAATCACTACCTAAAAATATATGTGAAGTGCCCAGATTAACTATGGCGTCTTGAGCAAGCAATCCTATGCCGTCTATGTGCACAGCAGTAGCGAATATAGATGAACCCCCTACATAGTCAAGCACACTTATAGATTTGTCCTTATACACGCCTACGTAGTCTTTAATGGCAACAGCGTTCATTATCTGCGAGCCTGCACCCTGCACCATATTACGAGCACCAGTACCTGTGCCACTCCAAGTATCCATATCATTGGCAGCACTATATCTGAATGTAATAGGAAAATCTGTTGTGCTATCATAAAAATTAAACAGAAGCAATCTATATTGATAGGGTAACATTATCTTGGGTTTATAGTCTGAAGCTCCTGATATGGCTGCCTCAGTTCCAGCACCATTCCATTTTCTTGGAGCATTTTCCTTGCTGGCATAAATCAAGTAAAAGCTACCTTCATCGTGCATAGTGCACATAGTTATATTGGTCAAGGTAGTAAGTGCTTCAATATTAGTCCAATGACCAGCACCACTTTTTTGAATTATATGACTTGTAGTTGCAAGTATCTCATAATCTGTGCCATCTTTATGTGTGTAAGTATATAACTTTAGCGGGGTGCCAGTTATGTCGCCACTATCATATTCAGTTGAAGGATAACCAGTTCGTTTTTCAACAATCTGGTCATAAAAGTGGACATTCTGACAGTCAGGGGTTGCTCGTGGGTCAAGAAACGGTGCGGGGACATTGAGAGCTAAGCCACATGCAGGACTATATATTGGGTAAATTTTTGTTCGTACTGGTACAACCATTATTACTACCTACCTTGCTACATTTATTATACTATATTAAATACTTCTTCTGCTTTTTTTCTACAGCTTTGACATAATAATTTATGATGATATCCACCATTTATAATATGGTTATTATAAAATTCTATTTGTTCTAAATATTTTAAAGGGAGTAATCTATTACAATTAAAACATCTTCCAAATCTTTTAATGTGTTTAAGAACCATCAAATATTCTTCCTTCAAATACAAATTTGCCTTTAATTATTATCGGTACATACAAATTATACATACCATCTTCACGAACATAAAGAATACCGAAAGCATTGACCCACCTATTCATACGCCCTTTTAGAAATTCAGGGCTGGTGTTGCATAAGCACCCTATGCTTTGTGCAGTATGAAAACCCCTGTCATCTACCGTGACCTTGGTATATGATTGGATATCGTGAGTATGGGCATAAGCACAGCTTTTACTATATGTATCGGCTGTCTTTGCGGAATGATATTTGTTATAATATTGTCCATGAAAAACTAATAGCTTGCCATATTGCTTAATGCCCCTTGTATAGCTATCAGTCCTCGGATTATATTTAATCCATGGTATCCATTCCCAACCTCGTTCTTCTAATCGTAGTGATGTTTCAACCTCAATCATTCCTTCAAATTCAGGAAGTTTTTCTATAACACCATCAATCCAATCTTCATGATTACCACCCATAAATGTTTTTTCACAACCTTTGGGTAGTATCTTATCAAGTGGTGTTAAAATTTCCATATCAAAATTTTCATATTCTTTTTTAATTCTTTTCCCTTCAAAATATTTCTTTGCACCCCTTGCCCTTTTCCAATGATTAACAGCATCCATATTCATTGCATCGCCTAAAATGCAAGCAGCGTGGGGTTTAAACCATATAGTAAATTGAAACACAGCATCTACAGCAGGTTTATTAATATGTGGGTGGTGAAAATCAGGATAGAAAATCACTCGCTTAATCATTTAATCACCTCACTAAAAAGTATATTGCAATTTTATATAATATTCTTTATTTGTATTATATCCTACGCCAATCTCCAAGTTATCGCCAACTAAATACCCAACATCTGCACCAACTGCAAAATTAAAATCTTCAAAATCGCTTAATAATAAACTTGCATTGATACTATAATCTTTTATGCTGAATATTCCTTTGCTAATGCAAACTCCATATGTATTATCAAAGCTATAATATCCACCAGCTTTAAGATTATAGCTTGTTTCTTTAATCTCGATTTTTTCTTCAGCAAGAATTGGGATAACTGATGACAATTCACGATGCTCTATTATTTTCTCTATATTATCACTTGCAGGTTGCAGTGTACCTTCTTCATCACGATATATCAATAATGTATCATCTGTAGTCTTAATAAGAATAGTATCGTCACTTGCTAAAAATGCTTTCCTTTGTGCTGATAATTCTTCCCTTAATTCTGCTATCTCATCTTTGTTTGCTTCTTCATCTTTCTTTAATTCAATTACTTCATCTTTTAAACTTTCGTAAGTGTGGTCAGGCTTGACTTCAGTTGTAGTCTTAATTGTGTCGTTGACTATTCTGGTAATGCTTTCGGATAAGTCGCTGACTTTCTTCAAGAATAGGTCTTGATTAGTCCGAAGCATATTTATTTCACTGAACCTATCAGATTCCCATTGCCTGAAATAGTTATAGCCTTTTAAGCCTGCAAATGATAATAAGACTATTATTATTATCACTAAAGCAATTTTAATATATTTCATTTTATCTCCTTTCTATATAGCTAATGCGGGTTGAAAGGGCTTTGTTATTTTATTGCTTTTTCTTATATTTTCTTTTGCAGGTAATAACCTTAAATTACTCAATGCCCAACATCTCTTGAAATCCGTATGCTTTGGTTGAGTAAAGTTGAAAGCCGATATTGGTATTATGTGGTCAATATGTAATTTAGCAGTTAAAACATCATTCCAATAATATCCATTTGGCATTGTCTTATTTAGATGTTTAATCAAATCTTTTAAATTATAACCAACCAAATCTTCCCAATGTCTACCATTTTTATTACCTTTTAATGAAGACCCTATTATTTTTTGTATCTTAATGTTAAGATTAAATTTTAAATCTGTTTTGTATTTATTTCTTAGATATTCATTACGTTCTTTTTTGTGTTCTTGAGCATATTTATACTTTTTGCTATCTGCTTTTTCTTTATTGTCAAGATACCATTGATGATTATAAATTTTTATTTTTTCTGCATTCTTTCGATAATATATTTTATCACGATTTGGATTATTTTCCCGTTTCTTCCTTTGGTATTCCTTATTTTTCTCAGGATTATCTTTATGCCATATTTTATTTAATTCTTTCATTCTTTCTTTATTATCACAATACCATTTATGTTTATAAACTTTTGCATCAAACATTATTTAATCCCTTTCATTTATTGAATAATCCCTTTATCAATTTCCATATTCCAGAACACACTTTTTTTATACTTACCACCCAAAAACCCAATACATCTTTAGGGTGAAATATAAAGAATGTAACACACATAACTACTATTATAATCATAAGTATACTAAAACAAATCATCTTACACCTCCACTAATATTTTTACTTTAGAACTTGTATTTATTTTTTTATCCTTGTAGGAAATCCATATATCTTGATATCCAGCTTTATTGGGAGTATGATACATATTATCAATACCATATTTCTTATCCCATTTTCCCATATAATTATGCCATCTAATATTACTGCCGTTTAATTCTACTACCTTTTCTTTTTTATAATCAGCAAATCCTATGACTGCAAAAGCCATTATTGAATTTAACCTGCACCTAACAGGGTCTCTTTTTGTCCCCTTAGGATTTATCTCTATTAACACTGGTCTATTTTGCAAATGTTCTACTTTATACTCCCCTTTTTTTGGTCTTATTTCTATACGAGATAAAAAATAAATAACTATTAATCCACACACAACAGGAAAAAATAATTGCATAAATATTCCCCCTTATAAAACTGCTATATTCTATCATATTCTATATGAAATGTCAACTAATCTGCCTCTATGTCCTCTCTACGCCCTTTAAAATAAAAAGCTATAACAGTAGTTAATAATCCATTTATAATACCCAAAAAGCCTACGAGCCCAACGCTATACTCAAGTAATCCTATTCTATATAATAAGTAACTATCAATATCTATTGCAAGAACTATCGGTATTAATATAAAAACGATAGCTCTTCTAATAAATATCTTCTGAAATTTCTTCATTGTTTGATACCCAGATAACCACAAACGGCAGTGAAAACAAGAGCAATGACTGTACCTATTCCTTTTATATTGGCAATATCTTTACCATTTTTATTTATGCTTTTCCATTGATTAACATTATTAGTTGCAATCTTTTCTATATTTTCATCAATATGTTTAATGCTCGTTTCTATTGAGGCAAGCCTTTCTTTGTTTGTTGGCATATCAAAACACTCCAATCAGTTTATATTTTCTGCTTAAAATCTTACCTTGCCAATCTCTTATAGTCATACTTTTTAGCCCATCTGGAAAAGTATATTTGCACGCCTCAATATGACTGTTATAATCTGTCTTTAATTCCCTATTACTAAACAAAGCTAACTTACCATTGTAAGGAAATACTGTAATTGCGTGACAATGTTTTTTATTACCCCAGCGTGCCTTATTATATCCACTACTAATTACACCTTTAGCATCAATTCCCATTACTCGTTTTAGAACATCTACACAGAATCGCATACTATCATCGCAATCGTAAGTCAATAATATAAGCGTCTCTTCGGGGTCTTGCCAGTAATCTTTTACATCTTCCTTGCGTTTAAATTGCTGTATAAATTGATATAGTTTATCTACAGTAGTCAGGTCTTTAACTGCCGATAAATACTCGGTAGTTGGTATAAAGGGTCGCCATTTATTCTTAAATATGCACATAATATCTCCTTAAAAATTAGCCCCAAAAAATATTGCATTAGCTTCTTCTTCTTCTTCTTCGGTTACTCCCGTTCCGTAAAGGCTTATTGCTCTATCGGCACTAAAATTGTATGTTTTATTGTCGCAGGGGATGCCACCGCTACCACTTGCATATACCCAAGTTCCTGCTCCTCCCACGACATCGTATTCTATTGTACCCGACGGGAAACCTATTCCAATAAAATCACCCTCTATTACATCAAGGTTGACCTCAAAAGTTTGTTTAGAACCAGCAGTCACATTGCCTATTGTTTCATAATCACGAGTGGTAAAATTATCAGGAAAACCACTGGAGTCTGGACGATAAAAAGTAGCAACTTCAGCGTTCGTCATACTCTCCTCAGCCCATACTTCTATTGATGTAATCGTACCCGATGCAGTAGCAGTAATTCCCTTATTTATATAAGTACGGTTACTGGATGTATTGGTAGCCCTATCGATAGCCGCACTTCCGATATCAATAACTGCCATAATTTTTCTCCTTTATGCTTCCCAAGATGTAGCTTGAGACCAGTAATAAGTGCCATCGTATCTCATACTCATTATAATTGTTTTGCCTACTCCACCATCAGTCCAAGTAGGTTCTGTCATTAGCCATTTAACAGATGCAGGAAAAGTTATATCCCTTCCACCTGTCCCATCCTGTTTAACCTGTAATGTTAAACCACATGGATTTGAGGGTGCTGTGAAGGTAAATTCCTCTGTTGCTTGTGCTCCATGAGTAAACGACATATAATTACCTAACCGCCAGTCAATATCATCAGTCCCATCACCTGTGAGTGTCTGTATTGTAAAACCAACAGAATTATTATTCATATCAAGTTCGCCAGTAACCCCAATTAATGGGGGAGTTGCGTTTCCAGCAGTTTTAAATATTATGTGGTCATCAGTTGCAAAACTTATTGTATTATCTACATCTCTACCTATATATAATCCAGCGTTTAATATGGAAACTATTGATGTTTGTGCTGATGCTGTAGTAGCTGTATCAGGTGCTAAACCTGTTATGGTTGCAACCGTAGCAGCTTGTCCAGTAATTGAAGCTGCAATAGCATTGGTTACCGCTAAATCTGTAAACCAACCTTTTGTTATCTTCCCATCCGTTTTACCAATATCACCTGATAGCAGCAGATTAGAGCCATCATAAGTAAGTCCAGCAGTTCCTTCGATTGTTCCATTACCTGTCCATACACCCACTTGATTATCTTCAGGAGTGTCTACTTTTACAACATCACCAGCACCAGCAGGTACAGACCAAGTTGGTGCAGAAGTAGCTCCATTAGAACCTAAATATGTTCCACTATCACCAAAACCAAGTTCAGTTACATCACCAGCAGTATTAGAATAAAATACTCGCCAAGCAGTTTGCTCTACAAATGATGTTAGATTGGTATAGCCAGCAGGAAGATTGGTTAAACCTCCACCGTCACCTGTAAGTTCTCCAGTAAATGTTATCTTCCCATCTGTTTTGTTCTCTATAATTTCACCATTTTGTAATCTAATATCAGCGGTTGCTATTTCAGCAGCAGCACCGCTTAAATCTATACCATAATTAAAAGCATAAGGTGTAGACACATTGGTTGCTTTCAGATAAATACCTGCGTCAAGTTGCTGTCCATTACCACCGACTGCTTCATTTTCAAGATAAACTAAATAACCTGTTCCGCTTATATATCCTTCTGTTGCACTATCACGAGTATGAGTTCTGACATGAAGTGTTTTTAAATTGGTTATAGTGTCTTTAGCGTTCCATTCCGAATTAACTATTAAAGCTCTCATTGTGCCAATAGTAGAAGCGGTACTATCAGATTTACCTATTGCTTCAATTAGTGCACCATTTAAACATAGAGCATCTATGCCATCTGAATTGCTTGCCTGCAATAATGCACCTTGTGCAGTTTTATTAGAAGCGTCGGTTGTTGCTAATATTCCCCTACTTCGCAATGCAGTAACATCTTCATTATTACCAGAATAATACCATTGTACACCATAAGAATTTGTACTTATATCAATAGGTGAGGTAAGTGTACCAGCAGTTAATCTATTGTCTAAATCCAATAAACCATTATGTCCAGAGGAAGCCCAAGTTAATCCAGTCAAGGCATTGTGTTGTGTAGCCAAATAAGTGCCAGCAGGTAAATTTGATACAGTTCTTAAATCCTGTACTTCTTCGTATGGGTCTGCATCATTCCTAAAGATAACCCTATATAATAATTTCATCTCTTCAAACGGCAATGTTCCAAGTGTCAGACTTTCATATTTATTATTTATTCTTGCATTGGCTATATTGGTATCAGTTCTCTGCCCCATCAACGAAACTATTGGTGTAGTTGTGTCATTGGTGGCAAATACCCAGTAAGCAACATAAGCATTAGAACCCACATCAGCCAAATCATTTACATTATTATATTTTAAATTAGCATTTTTCTTATATAATGTCGTTTGTGCAGCATCCCACTCAAAATTTGCAGTACCGTTTTTATAAAGTATATTACAAGTCGTCTGTTCGGTAATATCTAAAGCAATATCTTCATCATAAATTGTTCCTAATGTAACCGTAAAAGTTGTATCATCAGCAGTTAGAGTTAATCCACTTTCATATCTTGTTCCGACTGTGTTGTGCAATAATGCATGAGTCTCTCCACTCATACCTATACCATGTCTTTCTTCACCAAGTAAATAAGCATCTGTCGTTGTATTCCAATAGAGAGTTGCTACTAAAGGCAAGCTAAATCCAGGATGGTCTGTAGATTCTGACAGTACACCAGAAGCATTATAATAAATCCAGTGCAGTCCAGTTGTATCTGCAATAGCTTTTGTATCTGTTGTCTTTGTAGTCTTAACACCGTTAATATAAATATAATGAGTTCCCGTTATGGTAAATTCTCTTGTTATGCCTGAAGCACCAGGTACAAAACTTAAAGTTGCTGTTTTATCTGTAAAGCCAGTTGGCTCTGTTTCATCTGTATATATGGTAGGGATAACAATATTTGCTATAGTTGCAGATGTAGTAAAAGTAGGTGATGTTCCGAATACCAATACGCCTGAACCTGTTTCATTAGTCATGGAAGTAGCAAGTTGTGCAGAAGTAATTGAATCTGTTTTTGTTCCATATAAAGTACCACTTGTAGGCAGGGTAACAGCAGTATTAGCAGTTAAAGTTACACCAAGAGTATAATTGCCTGTAAATGTAATGGTATTATTTGCATCATTTGCTACACCTGTTCCACCTTTAGCTGTTCCAATAATAGTAGCATTCCAAGTGCCTGTGGCTATTGTTCCAAGCGTGGTTATATTTGTAGTTCCAGCCCAAGTAGATAGTGCAGTATTCTCTACCGCATTAAGTGATAAATCAGTTTTAGTTTCTGCTATTGTTCTAACGACATAAGTATCATTAGCACTGAATTTTATAAATGATGCAGAAGCATAAACAAGTCCAGATATGCTTGTAAGGGCAGCGTCATACGCCTGGACATTACTTCCTATGGCAACACCAATAGAAGTTCTTAACGTAGCACCACTTTCAGCTACAGGGTCAGTAGTGCCATTACCCACTATCATTTGACCGTCAGTTAATACAGCCATAGCAGTAATTGCACCCGTTCCACTACCAAGCAATACACCACCATCAGTTAAGGTAGATACACCTGTTCCGCCATCAGCTACAGCTAAATCAGTTATGCCAGTTATAGAACCGCCTGTAATAGTTACAGCATTTTTAGCTTGAACAGCCATATAAGTAGCAGAAAATCTGCCATCAATGATGTTCATATTAGCATTTATATCTTCACGTATTTTTGTTATATCCTCTATAACGTGTTTTGTTAAACTAATATTTGTAGTTAAAGTCGCCACCTATATCACTTCCGTTTTATAATTTAATTTATTTCCCTTTTTACTATTACAACTTTGACAGGCGGGAACTATATTTTCTTTAATGTTATGTCCGCCTTTACTTATCGGTATAATGTGGTCTTTGTGTGGCATATTCTCTACTTCAAATTCTACATCACAATAAGCACATCTATAATTGTATTCTTCTAATACATCTGCCCATTCTTGCGATGTTAGAGTATTGATAATTTCTCTTTCCTTTGTTCGCCTTTTCATATGACCTCTTTGACTACGTGCTTTGCTTTTTTCTGTTTTATTCCATTCTTTAAAATATCCGTTTTCTTTTCTTTTTAAATTTGCCCTTTGTTGTTTCAACTTTCCTTTTTCTGTTTTATTATATTTTTTATCTCTTTCCCTTTGACTTATTTTCCCTGCTTCCGTTTTGCCCCGTATTTTTTGATATTTTTTTTGATAATCTTTATCTTTATATGGCATATATTATTTAGTTACCTCATTGTAAGTTTGTGATGGTGTGGTGATTGAAGAATATGTTCTATCACTTCTGGTTTTACTTGAATAAGTTGCAGACGGTGTGGTTATAGATGTATAATTATCTGCATATTTAGTTCCATAATACCAATCACACCAACGTATTTTACCTGAATTATGTAAATCAGCCCAAGTCCACCCTGCTATATTAGCCCAAGTAAATTTTTCTTCAACTGTTCCACTTGGTGTAACATCAGAAACAGGAGTAAATGTTCTATCTGCTGCTGTAATAGATTTATATGTGTGTCCCAATATAATCACCTCTGACTATGAACCCATGGGTCATCTTGCGTATCACTATCAGCACGTGCTATTGTTCCCATTGACGGCTTAAGCACTAAATCTGGTTTCATTTTTTCTAATTTACCACATTTAGCCAAAGCTACTTCGGCAGCATTTCTCATCATATTTGCCTGTTCAGGTTCACCTAACATCTCCCATACGTGAGCAGCAGCAAATTTAATGATAATATCATCTATGTGGTCTACTTCTGCATATGAAGTAGTTTCAGCAAAATGAGTTTGCCATTTATAATATCTAATTTTAATAACATAAGTTGCATCGGGGATTTTTGATAATTGTATATAATCTTTCCACTCTATATAATGAGTAGGTCTTCCAACACTTAATTGTTGACCAAAAGGATTATATAAATCCATTACTCTTGGAGGCATTGCTATTAATTTTCTACTCATAGCACCATCGATTAGTCTAATATCATAAATATATCTACATAAATCAGGTTTAGCCAATCTTTCCCTGTAAGCAGTTATAGTGCTTATACCCGCACCTTCAGCAGTTATAGTCATATTAGTGCCCTGCCACGCTTCTAAATATGTTTCAGCTACCTGAATAGTATCTTCATCTGTTCTTATACACCAATATTCAGTGCCAGCAGTAAGCCCAGTAGGAACAGCATCATCATCTTCATCACCAGCAGTAAATACTATTTTAGTGCCAGTAGGTATATCTATATCAGTTTCTATAGTATCACTTCCTACAGTTACATCTGTTGTTTCAAATGTATCAGATATAGTTGTAGTAGTTATTTCTTCCATATTTAAATCAGAAAAAGCAAAGCCCCTTGCAGCAGCAGTTTTATCTATTGCTTCAAGAGCCCAATTTAAAGCATAACCCACCAATAAAGATTTATCGGTTCTATCAATAATATCATTTTGAATTACATTTATCATAGCACCCTTTGTAAGTGCTGTATCAAGTGCCATTTATATCACCTTCTTAAAAAGGGGAGATATTTCTATCCCCCCCTATTATGTTATACTTATAGAGCATAGAAAACTAAAACGCCATCACCATTACAATACAATCCGTTAGTACACTCTATGCCAGGCTTGGGAAGTATTTGTTGGTTATTGCCATCATTATCACACCACCCAACCATATTTCCATCAGCAACACTTCCACTTGCTTCTATGTTATACACTTTTCGTTCAGCACCATGTGTGGTTGTCATACCAATATAGTAACACTTACCATTATGTACTTGTCCAGTAGCTGACATATACTTCGCTAAAATTTTCACTTTGTTTCACCGTCCTTTTAGTTTATTTTTTTTCTTCTTCGTCTAAATCTTCTTTCTCATCACAGAACTTGCAATAAGTCTGCAAATGTCCTTCCGTGAGCTTTTTCTCTTTATTCAATTTTTCAAACGCTTCCTCAAGCATTATGTATGCTTTGGGTCCAATCTTCTTTTCTTGTGCTCCTCGTTTCTTTTCCATAGCATCATCCCAAGTCACTTGACCTTCAAGTTGTGTAATCTTGTAATCTTTAAACTCTTTTTCCGTTGGTGCTAAATCCATTCTTAATCTATGTACTATTTTTATAGTAGCAATATCACCCTCTGGGGGAAGTATGTTTAGCAAAACAAAACGGTCTCTCATGCTAAGTTTCATTTCAAAAATCCTCCTTTTAAAATATTTTTTTTCTTAGCGTGAATAACTTTACCGTGACACCTCTCACATAAAGTTATTCCATTGTTAATATTCCATAATTCTTCACATTTCAATGCTTCTTCTAATGTTGTAATCTCATAATAATATATTAAGATTGACAAAGATTTTATATGGTGTGCAATTAAATTACCACCACTATTATCTCCACATTCTTGACAAGTATATTCATCACGAGTATACACATCGGAACGCCATTGACGGTATTCAAAACTTCTTCTAATTGTTTTATTAAGTGAGCTTATCCCGCCTTGCCAATTAGGGTTTCTACTTCCCATAGAGGCTTCCCTATTTTTTCTTATCGATTCTTCAGAGTGTTGTTGTCCTTTACTTGCTTCGCTTAATTTCCTTTTATGTTCCTCTGAAAATTGTCTACCTTTGTGGGCTTCACTAATTTTTATTTTTGCTTCTTCTGTATGATGTCTACCTAAATTATATTTATGACCCTTCTTTGCCAAACCCATTTTTCTTTTTGTTTCTTCTGTAAAAGGTTTTCTTTTTACTCCCTTGCGTGCTTCACTTAATTTCTTCTTTGTTTCTTCCGAACAAGGTATTCCCTTATTCCAAGGTACATAGTTTTGTTTTGCTTCACTCATTTTTTTCTTCGATTCTTCTGAGTGATGAAAACCTATCGGCATCGCTTTTTCCTCCTAAAAGCAACGATTAAGGTTCGTCGCAACCTTATTTTGTTAGAGGGGTTTATCTATACCACCCCTCGAAGATTTTTATTATTTAGTTAGCATCATACAGTGCGATGTATTTCACGGTAGAGTTATCAACCATTACCTTGATAAAACCAGCACTTGCTTGAGATTGAATATCACTCAAAGGACTCGCCGCTGTATCAGAAGCAACTGCGTCATCATTTTCAATCCGTAGTAAATAACCACAATCTCGAATATCAAGAGCAGTTACAAAGTCTTTCTTGCCACTATTCTTCATTATTCGGATAGCACTATAGTTATGACCATTTATGGTTGCAGAGTCATGAGTCTCACTACTGATGAGCATTCCAGCTAAGAAAGCTGAACCAGAACCAACATAGTATTGTCCCATACCAACGGTGAACCATCCTGCTAACATATGTCCATTTGAATGGACTATACCATCAACGGTATCTGAACCCATCCAACCGCTTACACAAGACATTACAGATGTGCTACTGAATGTCGTATCAGAAGCACTTCCCTCAACAGCGATTTGACCAAAGATTGGAAGCACCATACCAGTACCAGTAATATCTGTATTAGCACTTACTGCCTCTACAACGTTTAATAGACAAACCGAACCAGAAGAAAAAGCCGTAGTGCAATCTCCAGATATATTCACTACTCTTGTCTGTGCAGAACCATCTAAGTCTACATCAATATTAATTGCAGCAGTAGAATATGTTCCAGTCATAACTATACCAGTTGCATTTGTTCCTTGAATTGCAAGGTTGGCAGTAGCACAAGAGTCAATGTTTATACCAGTTGTGAAAACTCCACTTTCAGCATTATCAAGGTCTATACCAACCGTAAGAGTACCACTCGGATGTAAATGTATACCTTGATTTAGAGTTGTCCCAGCATGATTCCAAGCACTAATTAAAGCACTTCCCAGAGTAAAGGTTGTATTTGGTCCGAACTCTGCTGCGATAACAGCACAAGCACCACCCCAAGTACAAGTCGTACTTGTATTGGTAATTTGACCCTTTAGACCACAAACCATGCTTGTAGTCTGTTGAGTAACGCTTCCCCCACCTGTAGTCAGTAAATCGATGACACCTACAACTGCCTGAACATCATTTACTGTTTTACTTGCAGTAGCAGCCTCAGCAGTAATCTTTGAATATATACCAAATACATTTGTTATGTTGTTATTAAAGGCTACGAGTGAACGAACACCCATTAACCTACCACTAGCATTCCATGCACCACTTATAGCACTGGTTTGGTCAATAGTAATATATTGTGCAGCAGTCCAATTATGTGTAACAGTTGCAAGTGGAGCATCTAAATCTATTACCACTCCATTTTCATTAGCACCTAATGTATTAGTTATAGTAAGTACATCATCTAATGCTTGTGCACCACTAAATCCTAAAATACCAGTTAAGTTAAGAGTTGTAGCAGTTATATTTAATACGCCAGAACTTGAACCATATATATAAGCATTATCATCAAAAAAGTATATTCTTTTATCTGCCTTACTTATAGTTCCAGCAGCACCACTTCTTTTATTTTGCAAGTATCTCAATCTTGCCATTTTAATTCATCTCCCTTTTAAATTTTTGTTAAGGGGGTCACAGGTTTGCCCTTCTGACCCCCATATGCGAGTTAAAACTTTATACAAGTTAGTATTATTCTAAGTTCAACCATACGAAACCAACCAAACCAGTAGCTTGTGTCTGCATACAAGTTCCAATAACCGCAGCAGTTTCGGCACCAGTATTGACTGTAGCAAGTCCACTACCATCTGAGTGTGCTGATAATCCCCTTGTTAAATTGCTACCGACTACCATAGGACAAGCTCCAGTAGTTTGTGCCCAGAAATATTCACTTGCAGCTACATCACATATTGACACTCCAATTATTTTTCCAGAAGCAGCTTCTAATACCACATCTTTGTATAATGGAAATACCCAAGCACCAGCATCAGTTCCACCAGTTACAGCATCAGTTAAAGCATCATAAAAAGTTAGAGTAGTATTTTCAGTATCTTCAGCAGCAGTATTTTCTTTTATCTTTCTACCGTGTCCTAAATGACCAGTTCCAGTATCTATACAAAAATATCCGTCTTTTAGTGCATTTACTTCTAAATCGGAATCTCCCGATTCAACAGTTACAACTACAGTAGTATCTCCTGCAACAGAATCACCTACTATAACTAAACTTTCACTGTAATTAGTATCTGCTTTTGCTTGAACTAATTTACCTGGTACTAATGCGGTAGCTGTACTTGAATTTTTACATAATCTAAACTTTCTACCATCTTCCATTTCCTTTACGTCACCTAACATTCCTGCTAACTGACTATCGGTTGAAGTTTCGTATATTCCTAATTTTACACTTGTTGTGTTTATTACTTTATTACCCATTATATTTCACTCCTTTGATTTTTTTGGGCTAATCTTTAAAGCAGGATTGGCTTCCTGCTCGGAGATTAATCTATATCAGTAATCAATCCTTGTTTTTCTCTATTGCTACAAATCATCTGCAACTTTGCTACGATTTGAGCAACTCTCTCTAAATTATCTTGAGCAGTTTTCCAATCAGTCATTTCAAAGTATTTTGATGCTGTGTAAGCTATTTCAAAGAAATTAAGATTGAGGAAAAACATCCATGCAGTAGTGCACCTGTTTGTTCCCACTATTGGTGCACCCTTAAATGCACAACCCTTAATACCTAAATCAGCCAGCTCATTAGATTGTGTGTAGTAATGACTATCTAAGGCTTCATCTTCATACCACCTTTTAATTCCCTTGGTAGTTAAAATTAATTGTGGATTTTCACCTTCATCATCATCTGAACACCTATCCCACATAGTTCTCATATCATCAATCAAGTATGTAGTATGGTCATCTCCAGACATAGTCATTTGCTGATTTCTCCACCATGGTTCAGTAGAAGGGTCAATTCCGCCGACTGTTGTTGCAGCACTTGGGTCTTCTACTACATATTTCTTAATTCCAGACATAGCTAAAGCGTGTTGCGAGCCATCAAGCATTAATGCTGCATTGATTTTTTTCTTCATACTTTTCTCAAGATTACCTATATTCTTTTCTGTGTAGTTGAATATCGCAGGTTCACCAGTATTCATATCTTCATCGGTAAATATTCTGACAACAGAACCAGCCAAATATTTCCATTGGTATTTAGCCATTGTGATTATCTCACCAGTTTCGATACTTATTTTAGAACCACGACCTATCCAATCAACAGTCTCATTCTCTCCATATTCCAGCGGTTGCATAATATCAGTTCCACCATTGTATTCTACAAATTTACCCCTTGCCTTCATTATTTTGAGAATAGTATTTGCGTCAAAGATGTTATCAGCTACATCAGTTTTCACTCTCTCCCACGTAGACGAATGTAAATCGTCAAGTTTTTTTGTTAAAATTGGAAGAGCCATATTTTTTCACATCCTATCTATTTTAGTTTTTGATATTCTTCAGCAATGATTTCCCTCCGAGATAGGTTTTTATCTGACTTTTTCATACCAGCCTCGCTTCCTGGTCTTGTATTAGGAGGAGGTTCTTTTTTAGGTTCTTGCTTCTTATCTGATGGCTTTTCCTCTAATTTACCACCAGCCAATACATAAAGTTGTTCGGTGTTTAAGTTGGGATTTTCGTCAGCTAATTCATCAATTTTGGCAACATAGTTATAAAAATCAGGGTGGTCTTTGGCAAATTTCTTTATCTCTGCTCTTGTTGCAGCCACCTGCTTTTTACGTGCTATAACCTGTTCTTTAGTCATTTTGTTCTGTTCTTCACTCTTTAACCGACTGTAAACTTCCCCCATCATCAACGGTACCATTTTATGCAACTTCATTTCACCAAGTTCTTCTTCAGAATAATCGCTTAGTTTTCCTCCAGCCATAAAACTATTCTGTGGTGGTTGTTTCTCTTTTTGTTCTTGCAAGAACGCTAAATATTCCTCACTATACAAGTCTTCGTCAGACCTTCTTAATTTCATATCCTTTGCAGCATTTTCCCTTTTAAGTTGCTCTATCTCTTTTTTCAAATCATCGTTATTTTGATTTTTGTTGTCCTCGGACATTTTTCTTTTCCTCCTCTAATTTTTTTTCTTTTTTAGCTGCCCAATATGCTTTTAACCCTGCAAGTCGTTTTTGTTCAATAGGGTCAATAATTTTTGGTTTATTTGCTTGGTCAGCTTGTTTGCGTGACTGTCTTTCTTTATAAGCAGCAGTTCTCATTGCTCTTAATAACATTCTACCAATCCTATTTCTGTCTCTACCAGTCCACAAACCCTCGACTGTTACTTTCGGTTGTTTAGAGACCTCGTCTCTCGTAATTACTATTTTATCTTCCTTTCCTCGTTTCACGGTTTTTTCCTCCTTCCGCTTAATAATAGGAAGTCATATTATATTTTTTATCTAACTCCTTTAAATGTTTTTTGCTTTTAACCCATACAGGCTTAGATGTGAGATTAGGATGCCAGTATGGCTCAAACATATGAAATGCTACTGGTTGTATCATTATTTCTGTACTTCCATTACATTCATCACATTTGATATTACAACTATCACTTACACTTGACATTTGTTCAAATTCTCTGTTACACGCTTTACATTTTAATTTATACAGTGGCACCAGCTTCACCTTCTCCCGCTGCTAATTTTTCTTGCAATCCTTCTATTGATATGGGTGCTTCGGGACTGCCACCTGCACCTGCTCTTAACGGCATTATCTCATCAAGGGGCACACCTTCAAACTGACTTAATACAAATCTATCAAGTGCTTCTAAATTATAGGGCATTTTAGGTGCTTCCTGTCCTGGTGCTGGCGGTTGCATTGCCATTGCCACAAGTGGGCTGCTCTGTATATATTGTGCTACCGCTATTGCATCTGCTTTCCTCGTTTCAGAACTTACTGGCTGTCCGCTTTCGGGGTCAACCCTGAAGTTATACTTACTTTTAATTTGTTCATAAGTAAAGTTCACCCAATAACGCACCCCATCGGGTCCAATAATATCTTCAACTTGTTGAACATTATATTCGGAGAACATATATTGATTATATTTTTCCACAATATCCACAAGTAAATCCGCAACCATATCCTTACGTTCCGATATTCTTATCTGTGAAGCCATTTGCACAATTTGAGATTCGGTAGCAGTTCTTCTACCGCCTTCAAATTCGCCAGCCTGATTACGACCAAGTCCAACACTCTCACGTGCATCTTTTCTTATAGCGTCTACATTCATATCAAAATCAGGCGGTACATAAGGTTGGAATGCTTTTATTGCCTTGTCCACATCACCACTAACCTTAATACCAACACCAGTATCTTCTGTTTGGACTTTGCTTATTTCATTATCATCAGTAACTATATTATCATCATATATAAATCTTAACTTACTTATACGTCTTGTTTCCATTTGTATGGTTCTTACTTCATTTATAGCCAACTGCTGGTCTTCTAAATATTTAGCGTCAGGAATACCCCAATAGGTTAATGGGTCATAATTAAAAGTTAATTCCATATAAGGATTACCAAACTTCTGTAATTCATCTTTTTCGTTATATAAGAACTTTTTATGTCCTTCCTGTATAATCATTAATCTGCCAGTCTTTAAATCCCTGATTTCCCACAAAAAGACAAAATCACCAAAGTTTTGTTTAGGCATCATCTGATGTAATTTTTTCTCTTTCATCCAATCAAAGGTGGTTATGGCATTTGCTTTTATATTTTTAGCATTTACCAGGCGTGGGTCTTGTTTCACATCATCTAAATGACGAACATACATTCTCATTTCCCAGGGCACTTTATGCAACCTGTCATATCCGTAAGGCACCATAAAAAACTCTGGTCTTATTTTATCTGCCCAGGGTTTGCCTGGTATAATATGCTGGTCGTATTCTAATCTGTCACCAGTTTTCTCATCGAATTGAAGTAGTGTTCCGCCAATTTCAATATCCTCGCCAGTTCTCTCATCTGTAACGGTTTCCTTGAATCGGGGGTCATATCCGTATGCAGTATCAAAGCCAGTTAAAAGTGGGACTGTCCCACAAAGCCCAGCATCTAATATTAATTCTTTAAGTGTCTGCTTCAGCTTTGTCTTGCGTATCATCTTATTGTCTATTTTCTGCACAATCTTTGATTGCAGATAATATCCAGGCACTTCATTGGTTACTACAACCTGCGGATTGGTAAAATATATTCTTGGCAACATACTACGCAATATAGCGAATATAAGTGCTACTGAATATTTACGTTGGTTAACAGAACCGTGCTGAAATTCACCACGATAATAATTCCTATATATACCCCAATTCATTGGCGAAGCAAAATCTTTAATGTATTGTTGAGCACCTTTGAGGTTTTCCATCCATTTTACTATTTCGTCTATATCTTTATTTGCCACTATGCAACGCCTCACTAACGACAGATTTGCCTTTACTTTTACGTGCACTGCTATATGCAATCCCACTACATATTTTCATTGCGTGTTTTAAACTCTTTGGTGTTATGTCGCCTATGGTTCCCTTATTTTTATATGAGAGCACACATTCCCTTATATTAGAAGATATTGTAGATTTGCTTCTGCCCTTTTTAATAGGCATAATATCACCTTCTTACTTATCGTATAGCACCATATACTCAGCGCCTTCTTCTACCTCGGCATATATTCCATATTTAACGTGCACTGCAAAATCAAATAATGGCACAGCTTGACTTATATAACCTACCTCTAACTTGCCACCTAAATCTTCATCCGCACTATCATAAAAAGTTACCATTGAATCAGTGCTTCCACCTGTAAGTATTGCACCATTTAACCAACCTTCTTCTTCAAATATTCTCGCAGAATTAGTTAGAATACCTGAACTCACACTTTTCTTATAATGACTCATTACCATTTTTATCACTCCCTTTACCATAAACTTGGGCTTGCATTGGCACTGTAGTTGCGTGCCTTTGCCCATGGGCTTTTGCCCTTATTTGCCTTATCATCTAAACTTTTAATTATAGCTTCGAAAGAATTAGGGTCATATACGGGTTGCTTAATTATACTTTTGCTATAACCTGTATTCCTTATGGCATAAGCAAGAGCATCTATTAAATCTCTTTTCTTTCCATAGGGATATTCCCTTAATTGCTTTTCTAACTTCTTAATTCCTTTGCTGACAATAACATTCCCATCTTCATCTTTTTGTTTCTGGAATAATATTTTACCAAACTCAAAATATGGTATCATAGATTTTATTCTTGCGTCTTTGCTGTCCTTACCGCCAGGAGTTTCTCTTACAACCGAGAAATGCACATCTTCATTAACTTTAACGCCTTTATCATCAACTCTATCTCTTTCAAGTTCAATGGCTTGTGCAAGCATTTCCTGAAATGCAATATTTTCTACAACTAATTTTCTTATTTCATATTTACGCATTAATGCAAAAGAAAGTTTAATAAGTTCGGTTGGATTTAATTGTCCAGATATTGACTCTTTTACATATATCAATCCATTGTCAGCACCACCCGTTACCACTAAAGCACTATCGCAATGACGCTTTGTTTCACCAATGGCAGGGTCAATAGAAAGCATATTCTTGGTCTCAGGTGCCACACTGTAATAGCGTGTCCATTGAGGCTTGAATATCATTCTGGATAAAGGTGTCGGGTCAAGCAATTTTTGTGTGGCAAACATATATGTGCCAAGTTCTATTTTTTGTTCTTCTAAAACTTCATTATTAAATCGGAAAGGATAAATAGCTTCTTCTTCTTTGCTTTCTCCCAAACATCTACGACCATATACATCCATAAAAAATTTAGCATAATTTGGTTCTTTTTGAACATAATTAATCATATCTTCCTGAAACCAACGAGTGCCTATAACAATACGTTCAAATGTATCAGGTTTGATGGATAAATTTGTAGCCATTTTGTGCCAACCTATGGCTTTGGCTACATCCTCCATATTGGGTGCAATTTCTTCTTCTGATAAATCGCTTGCCTCTGCCGTAACTAAATCATCTTCTATAATTATGTCATAATGGCGAGTAGTAATTTTAGTTCCTACGCCAGCAGCTTCAAATGTGCCTTCCTCAAAGGTTTCTGGTCTGTTTATTTCAGCACACTCATTAGACCAGCGAATACTTTTACTATTAAAATTTGGTATAAGTTCAGGATAAAGTGCACGAAACAATTGATGTTTTTCAAATATAGAACGTATTTTGTATACTTTTTTAGCAGCATTATCGAAGGTGTTTTGTGTTATCAATACACGAATAGAAGGAAAATTGAGAGAACGCCATATGGGGTAATATTCGGAAGCAATTGTAGTTTTGAGGAAACCACGAGGAAGTTCTACCAACTTTTTCTTGGGATATGGGCTTTGCAGAAAATTGCAAAAAGGAAGATGAACTTCTTCCGTTAACCAATCATTCTGCATTATCCCCCTGCAAAATATCCAGAAGTTCTTTCTTCCCAGTG